TCAATGTATTAATATAGAAATAAAATATTTTAAAAAAATAAAAAATTATAAAGATAAAATAGGAAAATTAGAAATAAAAATAAAAGAATTAATAGAGAAAGAATTAGATTATAAAAATAAATTAGATCATCAAGAAACTTGTATAAAAAAATTTAATTTAAATGATATATTAACAAAATCTTGTTTTACAAAATCAATGTATAATATGTTTAAAAATATTGAAAAAATAGAAAAAATAAATAATTTTAATGATTTTAATAGTGATTCAGATGATGATAATTTAGATATAGATTCATCATTTTCTATGTCTGATAATATTGTTTTTGATTTTAATAATTCTGTAGAAATAGATCATAACAAAAATAAACAATATAAACTATTATTTAAAAATGTTCTTTCAGAATTAACAAGTAAATTTAATTATTCTTTAGTATTAGAAGAATTAAAAAATAATTTTATAAAAAAAGAAAATCCAAATTTTAGTGTAATTGATCATAATGATATTTTAGAATCTATTAATTCAAGTAATAATATTTCAAATTCTAACTTTTTTTGGAAGACATATTTTAATAATAAAATATAAATAAAATTAAATAATAATTTTAATTTAAAAACAAAAAACTTATTATTTAAAAAATGAATACTGAAAATGGAATAAATGTATTAAAATGTATGAAATCTAAAATACCAGTTTTTGCTTTAACAGTAAATCAAGCTATAATAACTCATTTATATGGAAATTGTAATAATAATAAATTAAATACAATATTTTGGGCATATATGCCTATATTAATATTTTTATCAGGTATATGGGAATTTTTTTTTATGTATTTTAGATTATTAAATAAAAATCATATTAAATTAAACAAAAATGATTATATATATTGTGGTATAAATACATTAATTTGTATAGGATCATTTATAAGTACAACTTATTATATTAATGATGGAAAACCTTATAGTTGTATATTTAAATGGGATAAAAGTATAGCAACTGTTCAATTTTATCTTACATATAGTTTAATATTTGTTTTATCATTTATTGAGAATCATTTATTTAAAAAAACAATTTTATAATAAAATTAGTTTTATTTTTATATTTTTTAATTTATTCTTTTTAATATTAAAAAAAATTAGAAAAGAAAAAAAATAATTAATTATTTAATTTGAATATGCTAATCCACCCATTCCACTCATTATTCTTAATACATTGTAATTTACAGCGAAAACTGAAAGTTGAGAAGAAGCTGTAATAGAACCTAATTTGAGCGCCGCATTGTCAATTCTACTAAAATTGCAAGTACCTGAAGGTTGATGTTCTTCGGGAGTTAAACCGAATGAGTATACATTGACGCCAACAGATGGCATACCTGTGTGATGTTGATATGGTTGTACCCAGTTGAAGTAACCTTGTTTTCTTTCTGAGAATCTGTCATGTCCGTTAAGTTGTAATTTGACATCACCTGTTGGATTTGCTCCTGCACCACCAGCAGATGCCGTAAAATTAAACCATTCGTTTTGATTACTTCCAGTACCTGTTGAAGCAGCTGTTACAGAAGTATCTAATCGTGAAACCCACACTAATTCTTTAACAGGATGATTAAAGTTTAGTGTATGAGATGATTTTAAAGATTCAGAACCTGTAAATTGAAGTTGTTCAATTAAATATTCATGTGATACTTGAGCAAAACGTCTTCTTTCATCTGTATCTAAATAAATGTAATCTACATATAAAGAAGCATTAAAAGTGGATGTTGAAGTATTAATACCACTAGATTTCATTAATAATTCATTTAATGGTCTAAATGTTAAATTAATTTTTACTTCATGATATTGTAAAGCAATTAATGGTAAAGCACAACCTGGATTTTTGCAGAACCAAAATTGTAATGGAACATACCAAGTATTTGAAGCATTTGCGGCGGGTGTAGCTCCTCCAACCATTTTATCTAACATTTGTTTATGTTGCCATGAAGAACTTAATTCGGACCATATTTGCATCCATACACCATAATGTTTGTCTATTCTTTGTCCACCAATTTCAACCTCAACTTCTTTGACTAAAGCATAACCTACACGTTTAACCCAACTGTCCATAGTGCCTGAAGGTATTCCTGCATCAACTTCTAAATATACTTTATGGATTAAATCACCGTTTCTTGAAATAGTTGCTGATACTTTTTTACCCCAATCGGCTGAACCGTTGAAAGTTTGTTCA